AAAACTCCATATCCTTGAATCTGTGCAAAGTCTTGTTCTGAAATCGGCCCTAATACTCGCCACCTTGTTGATTGATTCCAAAAGGTTTCGTATTGATACATGGAAAAGGCGGCTGGCAAAGCATACGTCGCTTGACCAGCCACCGTGCTGATACTCCCTGACGCAAAACATTTTGGCCAGGGAAACGCCTCGAATATGTCACGGTTAATACGATTAGCAATAGCGACTAGCTGCTTGGTAGTGGTCTCGGTCGATGTAAGGATATTCGACTCTACCGTGTAACCAGCCTCATTTGCTACGTTTCGTATTACCGTGGCTATACTCATACTTTTCTAGGTCGCCCCCTTAATCTAGGTTTCTCCTCAACAGGCTCGTCAAAATCGTCCTCAGCCTCGGTTAATGGGATCACCTCCTTTCGATGCGACCTTAAGTCTGTGCCTTCATTAGCTTCAACTCGCTGAAACATTAGCTCTAGCTTTTCTTCTAGTGCGATGCGTTTCGCTTGTTCTTGCTCTAACATAAGACGCAATTTTGCCACATCGTTCTGGCTTGAATGAGCAGCGGACAACCACTCCTGTGCCATTTTAGCAAATTTGGATAGTGGTCCTAACTTGCGTTTTGCTTCCTCTGTAGCGTTAGCTACCTGCTCAACAGTCTTAAATCCAAGGTATTGCAACTCTCGCATAGCAGAACCGTTCATCATCGGCCATTCTGCTAGCGGTGTTCCCTCTGTTACAGGCTCAGAACCAGCCTTAAAACGAGCATAAAGTTCTGAATACTCTGCCATGTCCTGTGGCTCAATACGCCTTACGGTCTCATCCTGACCAGGCCATTGAATACTGATGGAAGGAATCTCATCAAATATCGGGCGACCCTCCTTTTGTGATTTCTCCTCGTTCTCGCTGTAAGCATAAAAAAACTTTACATTAGCGCCAGCGTATCGCTTTTTGTTCGATGGTTGACCTGAAATAATACTATTCCAATCAATTTGTGCCATAATCCTCCTATAGGTTAAGCGTTATATTGTTTATATAACACTGAACCTATTTATTTAGTACCCTCTATTCTGGCGGTACAGGTATCGGTTCAGGATGCTGTACCGGAGCGGGTAATACTGGCGTTATGCTTATACTTATTCCCATATAGTTCCTAATACAAAGCTACAATGTTAGTGGCACTAGTTCCCGTTGCCATAATTCGCTTAGCAAACACGGGAAGCATTGTTCCCGAAGGAACAGTAAAAGTTACAGCTGCCGAATCATCTACTGCCATAATTGCTATGTCTCCCGCACCGCCTACCCATACGGCCCTAACGCCAGTTAATACGGTAGAATTGCTTGGCGTAACTGCGGTTAGTTTTGAAGCTGGAAATAATGCGCCTGGGTTGGTTGGGGTAAAATCTGGCATAAATCACCTAAAAAATGGGGGGGATCGCTCCCCCCGTTAGTTATGCTTCCTTAGCAACAACATACACCATCCAATCTGTAGCAGACCGGCGAATGCAAATGTTACCAGCGGCAGCAGCGCAAGTTACCGCAGCGCCAGCAGTTCCACCGTTAAGTGTACCTGTGGCATCGTGCGGAAATACGTTAAGAGCGTTAGCACCATTGTTTTGAACAATTACAATAGTTCCTATTGGCGCATCAGGGAGTTTAACTCCTGTACCTACACCTGTAGTTCCTACTAAATTCAAAAATGATGTTAGCGCCAATGCCGTAGCAAGGTTAGTACCTGCTGCCGTTAGTGTTCCGCTCGAAGTTAGACTCGGAGCAGAAGAAACAGTAAAGCCAGATAAAACGCTTGCATGTTCAGGAGGCATACCCAAACCAATTAAATCAGTTAGTAATGGCATAAATCCTCATAAATTAGGGGGGGTATTGCTACCCCCCTATTAGGTTAGTTTACCTTCAGATGTCCAACAGAGAACAACTCAACTGCTGCTGCTCCCGTGTTAGTTGTAAGTCCAACAACATAAGAAATCTTAGTTGTAGAAGCATCATCAGCTACGCCAGCGGTTGCAGTGGTAAACAAGTTAGCCTTAGCAGCGTATGAAGCAGCCAGCTTTCCACGAATACCTTTGCCAGCTCCACCGCCGTTTAGACCGCCAACCCATACCCAAAGGTACTCGTTATCAGCAGCAGCTACCTGAGCTACGCCAACAAGAAGTCCCTGTGAGCCTGCGTTTGTAGTTGTTAGCTGTGCAGCCTGACCATCAGCTTCGATTTTAACGAAACCGTACTGGTCAATAGCTCCATCAGCCTGAACAAATACAAACTCACCTTCTGGTAGCGAACCAACAGTCATCAGAGGTGTCGGTAACGGCAAATCTGTTTCTGTGAAGGTTATCTTGTAATTAACTCCGAATGATCCTACCTGTGACATATTCCATCCCTCCTATTAAGCGTAAATTACACCCTGGAGAGCCGGAGCAGAGCAGCATAGGTTTCCTTCAACGATAATAACCGTGAAGAAAGCATCCTGATCAACCGGACGATCCATTGTTGGTGTTAGCGGCTTAAAGTCAGCGCCACGAACCATGTCAAATGTCCAATACTCAGTATTGAGTAATCGGCATGAATTGGTTTCGAGAACCGCAGACTCAAATCCACCGTCAAACACGAAATCAACACCGTCATAGCTAAGAACACGGAAACCAGCAACAGCCTTCTTGGTAGGTAGCTGAATACGCTGAATTGCGGTTAGTGAGCTATGGAGGTGTTTCCATGCAGTACGATCCATAAGACCAAGGTCAGGTGCCTCGTTGCCACGGGTTAGGCGGCTAACTACATCTGTAATGGTCTCTTGTACGTTTGCAGCAGTAAGCGTTACTTGCGTAGCGTAGTTACGAGCAAACGAGTTAGAAGCACGATCTATCTTGCCGTATGTACCAGATGACGGAGAAGTCGAAACTGCCTTCTTAATACCGTCAAACTCTAGTCCATTGTTTCCAGTACCATCGCCACGAAGTGAGGTTGATACGGTGTTCTTTAGACGCTTGATTGCGGCTTCCATCTTCTGCTCTGCTAGGTCAAGTAGCTGAGCCTCGCCTGTGTTAGCACGATACTCACGTCCGTTCATCGCTACAGGCTCATAAGCCTGCTTAACGCCAAACTGGAACGCTGTTAGGTCATCAATCGAGCTAAGGTCGAAAGACTGATAGCCCTGATAGAAACCACCTACGGCAGTATTGTTATACATTACAGGTTTGCGGAGTTCGTAGCCTCCGCTAAACTTCCGAATCTTACCCTTGGAATCAAGCGTAGATGTTAGCGGGTTGTGATGTAACACAACATCCGCAATATCATCTGACTGATCCCAGAGGGTAGCAACTATTGCCTCTTGTAAATTAGCCATTTAAGTTATCCTTTGTTTTTGGGATAACCTTGTGGCTTTACAGGCTATTCGCCGCTAAAGCGTCTCCGCAGGTTATCCCGTAAGTTATTAGATGTTACCCTGGGAGTGCCGCTTCCTGCGGAGCCAGATATTGATTTGGCAGCTTTCTTGGCCTTTTCTACGACCTGTTGTTGCTGCTCTATTACCGGCTTTGCGGTCATTTTTTGAACGAGACCGGAAAAAGTCGGATTGCCGTTTACTACGTAATTGTAAGCAGTTTCAAGCACTTGTTCAGGGGAGGAATACCGCCCTGTAGCATTTAGCGCTTGCACTACCGGAGCCATCTCAGCCTCTAACTGCGAGGCTGTTTCAGGATCACGAAATAACGGCTTGCTATTCATAAACGAGTTTACAACCTGCTGGTTGTAGTAATCAATAGCCTTTTTTTGCTGCTCGTTCTGTATAGCCTGAAATCGCTCTTCTGCGATGCGCTCAGCATCTTCTTTAGTTAGGTAATTAGGTTGTGCTTGTGGCTGTTGATAAGCGTTATTGGCTAGGTCATTGATAGTTAGGCCGTAAGACTCTAGCCATTCCATAGCTGTTGATACTGGATCAGCTTGCATAGCCTTATCCCAGGCTACAGCTCTTTTAGTTATGTCAGCGATTGATATTCCGCTCTTGGCATAATCGTTTTCGTATTGTTTAATGGTGTCGTACAGTCCAGCGGTTTGCTGTCTAAGCTGCTCCACCTCTTTCATTTTACGACTATAGTCAGAACGTGTTTCATACGCTCTGCGATTTAAATAGGATTGTAAAATATGGGCATTGGCAGAAGTAGGGTTAAGAAAAGCCTCTTTTTCAGCGGCGTTCATGTCCGCAGGGGGAGCGTAAGCCTGTTGAACTGGCTGGGCAGTTGGCTCTTGAGAAACTGCTACTTCGTCGCTTTGTTCGCTACTATCCTTAGCGGGTGTTTGAGTTTCTACACTATCATTGTTTTCGCTCATCTGATTCTTGAGCGTTTCACGAATTGATAAAGTAGCCGGTGCTCGCTCTACTGTTACCTCAGTGTCTTCAATGTTATTATCTTGCATGTCTATACCTATCAATCATACGTTGTTTTATTTTGTTGATTGCTTGACGTTCGGATGCGCCCGACTCACGGTCGGGGATGTACCCTTTATCGTAAGCATCACCAACCTCAACAGCACCAACAGCTTTGTACGCTGCTCGGAGCTTTGATTTACTGGTATATACTTGATTTGGATTTAGCGGATTTCGTGTCGGCTCCATCTCGTCTTGAATAAACAAGTCACGAGCATTTGACTGTACTCTTTTTTGTACTTGCTCAATAGGAACCACTTTTTCTTGAATAGGACACCACTGAAACAATTTATATTTGCTCATATCAGTCATCAAGCGTACTAGCTAAAAACAACAAGGTTTGTATTTTTTTATTGTTGTTTTGTTTTATTTTAAACTGTGTAACTGCGTTTTGTATATCTTGCACTTGTTCTTGTAATAATTCAACTGTAGCAGGTTTTTCTATTTCAGGGGTAGCTAAAACTACTTCTTCCTGCTTAGTCTTTATTTTTATTTCAAAAGCCTTTTTAGGCTCTTCGGCTTTTTGTTGTTTACCTTGTCGAGATTTAAGGATTTGAGCCGCTATATTTTCTTCTTCTAACTGCTGTTGTAACTTGCGGCGTTTACGCTTATCGCTAACCTTTGTAAGAATATCGGATGTGTCCGTAGGAGCGGTAGAACCACCTGTTAAGGTAGGCAAGTAAATAATGCTAGTATTGTTTAGCCTATCAGCAACAATCGTATCGACTAGCTGCGTTACAGTAGGCAGGTAAATAGTAGCGGTATTGGTAAGTAAGTTAGCCGATATATTTACAGCGCCAGCGGTAATTACTGCGTTGTAAATTGTACTGTTATTTGTGTATAGGTCTGCAACAATAGTGTCGCCAATGGACACAACAGCATTGTAGAATGTATTAGCGTTGCTAAGCAGGTCAGCCGATATGGTAACAGCGCCAGCAGTAACAGTAGCATTATAGAATGTGCTGGTGTTAGTTAGTAAATTAGCATCTATATTAGCAGTGCCAGAGCTAATTGTTGCATCGTAGAACGTGCTAGTATTTGTAAGCAGATTGGCCGATATATTAACGGCACCGGCTGTAACTGTAGCGTTATAAAACGTGTTAGTATTAGTAAACAGGTTAGCATTGATTGTTTGCCCGCCACCACCTGCTGCAACAAATCCTAACCGTCTTGGTTTAGGTTTAAATAAATTGCCAGGGCCTAACAAATACAGATTGCGAATTTCTGCATCGCTAAGACTTCTATTCCAGATTAAACCTTCGGCAACTTGACCGTTAAAAAAGTGGGTTGCAAATTGAGAACCTACTCTTATACCAGTTCCGTTAGCTAATTGCGTAACACTAGTCGTACCTGTATGGTCTAAAACTCCATTAACATACAGCTTTCTACTTGTAGCCGACTCAAATACTCCGACTAGGTGATACCAAGTATTCAGAGAGCGATTTACAGTCGAGTTACTTTGAGTAAATGTAGTATTACGACCTACAATGCTAGCTCTTAAACTGCCGCTGATATTAACAAAACCAACAGCAAAATAGTTACTAGAGCCTGTACCAACTGATAAACTTTGATGATAAAGAGAGGCTGGCAGCGCTCTGTTTGAAGCCCAAGACGATAAAGTAAAAGGATAAGTCGTAAGTGATTGTGTAGCAGTAGCGGTAACTGTGTCGTTAGTACCGTCGAAATCAAGAACAGTACCAGATAGTCCGTTAACAGTAGCAGCCGTCCAGTCTGTGCCTGGATCCATGCCTGACAACGTGGCATGATTTCTAGCGTTCGACCTATCTATAAGTCGAACGCTAGAAATCATGCCACGTTGTCA